AAGACCGTCTGGACAAAGGATAACGGTTTTTACACCTCTATGATGAAGGTCTGGAGGGATGGACGGTGCGAAGAGCAACCGGTGATGAATGTCCCCCACCGGCATCTGAAACCAATGGTGGTTTAAAGAGAAAAGAATAGAATACAATAGAAAAGGAGATGCCTAACTATCAGAATGGCAAAATCTACCGCATAGAAGTATCCGACGGACATTTCTATGTTGGTTCAACTTGTGTTCCACTGTCGCAACGCAAAGCAAGTCATAAGGCACGACGCAACATTGAGACCACGCCATTCCATACCTTTATGAAGGACAAGTGGGAAGAGGCGAAGATAATTCTCATTGAAGATTGTCCGTGTGCCAACAAAGAGCAACTTGTTAGAAGGGAAACTGAACTCATCAAACAAGTAAAACAAGACCCTTTGTGTTTGAACACCAATTTCCCTACAACTACGCTTGAAGAGGCAAAAGAAAGAAACGCAAAGCGGTGGGCGACTTATTATGAAGCACATAAAGATGAAATCAACGAGAAGAAGAGGGCGAAAGCGAACCTCAAGCCTCTCGTGCCTCCAGTGGTTTAGAACGAGCCGTGTGCGTCTTGCCAGTGTGGTAAGTGCCATCCGACATCAAGTGATAATGCCCACGATGGGCTTTCCCCTTGCTGTTATACAGTTTGAGACCACGAGACTTGACTTCCGCCGTCTGCTTCTTCGCCTCCGCCTTTAGACCCTTCTTGGTCGGATGTTCAAGGACATTGATGAGGTGGCGATGCTCTTGTAGGTAGTCCGTAGTAGGCATTGATACTGTCTGCTTACGCCCACCCTTGATGAACGCCTCTCCATTCCTTGATGGCACTTGGTGCTTGGTCAGAGTGCGAAGTTCGCCGAAGTGCGAAGGGCGTCCAAGACCGCTAATGTTGCCCATCTTCATCAGTCCTTCGGCTGCCTCTGCTTCCGGTCCAAGATTAAGGAGGATATTGGTCGCATAGTCGTCTTTCATATTCATCAGTGTAAGGATACCATTGACCGTCCGTTTGAACTCGGTCTTGCTGATGTGCTTACTGACTTGAGGACTATCACGCAGTGCTTGAAACGCCTCCGGATGTGCCTTGACTTGAAGGAGACGCTTGATTTCCTCCAAGAGACCCTTGTGTTCTTGCTCTGTCATCGCACCACCCTTGAAGCGACCGGCACCCTCAAAGTTAGAGAGCGAATGCCCAGAGATTGCCTCATAGAGGTCGCCAACAGCACCGAGATTGGACACCGTCGTCTTGGACGGCACCACCTTCTTGTCAGCAAAGAGACGCCCACCAAGACGGTAGAGAGGGTCTTTATCCGTGTAGTTGCGGAAGACCTTGCCACGCTGTTGGGAGATGAGGTCGTAGGGTTGGAACGCCGGATTATACTCCATACCATACTTGAACTGGGGAAAGTCCCTCATCAGTTGATTGATGATTGCTCCACCAAGACTGTGTCCAACAAGGTAATACTCATAGGTCTGCGGATTGTAGCGACCCATAATGTCTTGGACTGCCTTCTTGTCCGTCTGGTAGCGAGGTGTCTTGACAAGAGCATTGACGGTCAGCGACGCATCGGCATAGATGTCTTGCTTGTCCTTGACATTGGTTCCACGAATAGAAACTACAATTGTCTTGCGAGGTTCATTGACCCACGCATCCACCGTCGGCGACGCAAAGACGAGTTCAAAGTCGCTGACCAGTTTCGGCGGTGCTGTAGCATAGGAGGTCTTCACGATATCAAGGAACTGCTTGTCAGTGGGGCGGACACCACCACGAACGAGACCGTGTCCCTTGTAATTTTGAGGAGACCACTTGTCGGCAATAGGAGCGATAACTTTATCATAGAACCCTTGAAGACCGGAAAAGGCACTGGAATGCTTCTTAATGAAATCATCAGACGCACCACTACCGGCAAGAAGATGAGCATCCTCCTTCATCTGCTTCTTTACACGAACGATTTCCGCATTGAGTTCCTTGATTTCCTCCTCTGTCAGTTCCTTCCCAGTGTGCTGGTGGTGCCAATCGTTGATTGCTTGAAGGATGGACGCCTTGCTCTTCTTGTATTCCTTCGCAATGTATTCGTGTGCTTGTTGCTTGAGGTCATCACGCATACCGCCAGTCGCACCATAGGTGATGTGGTAGTTGTGAAGGGCAGTCTGCTTCGCCTCTCCTTCCGGCATCGCTTGGATGCGAGCCAACGCACGACGCTGACGAGACGCCCTCTGGCGTTGTGCCTCCCTTGCTCGGACATCTGCGAGTTGTGCCTCGGTCAGATTTGCTCGTTCTCCAGCACGGAACGCACGGTTCAGAGAGCGGTCGGCGACTGGGATAGTGGGGCGACCACGACGGCGAGGAGCAGCCGCTGGAGCTTGAGCAGCCGCTTGGCGACGAGGGAACGCTGTGCGGATGTAGGCAGACGGAGCGGTGATTGCTCCGACATTGAACCGTGCTGGGGTCTTCTTCGCCTTTGCCGGAGGTTCGTAATGGGTGGGACCACGACGCAGATGCTTCTTGGCAATCATCAGACCGACAAAACCAGCCTTCTTGTTGCCGTGAGGCATACCAGCACCTTCACCTTGCGGAGCATCATCAAACTCATCGGCAAGTGTGTTCATCGTATATATGATTTGCTGTGATTTTAAAAACGCCATATTGCGTGTCCCAACAATTTGTCGTTCTTAAATGTTAGCAGTATATATACAAATGTCAGATAACGAGAGTTGCGATAGTTATGGTCGTCCGGTAGGAGGTCGTCGCCGTCATCGTCGCAGTGTTGCCGGTCGTGGTCTCGGAGAGCGAGACCCTATGGTTCATCTTGCGAAGGGCAATCTTGCCCAAGAACGAGCAGTAGAGGGTATGGGGTCTCCGGCACAGCACCACCGCAGACTTCACAAGGCGGCTCACGCCCATATGCTGGGTGCTGGATACACCGGTGGAGGTTTCTTGAGCGACCTTCTGGGTCAAGTGCCGGTTCTCGGTGGTCCTCTTTCCAAGATTTCCGGTGCCATCGGTCTTGGGCGTAAGCACATCGCTCACCACCGCCAACACGCTCACCAAGCTCGGATGAACGAGCATCTGGGTGCCGAGATTGAGCATCTCCGTCGTGGTGCGAAGGGCGGTATGGTCTATCACGGAGCGGTGCCTCACGGTGTTCTTGGTATGGGTGGTGAGGGGTTTGATAGCCACATCCCCTACGGTGCCGGTCGCCACCACCACGCTCACGGTGGAGACTTCTGGAGCGACTTCAAGTCTGGGTTCAACAGTGTCGTGTCTCCGATTGCCGGTGCCGTGAAGCACCTTGCTCCTCTTGCTGGACCGGAGGGACAAGCGGTCTCTGGGGCTCTCGGTGCGTTAGGCTACGGTGCGACTGGCGGTCGTCGTCGCCGTGCGAAGGCTGGTCCTTCTGATGGTCGCCGTGTCCGTGCGGAACTGGTTCGCAAGGTGATGAAGGAGCGTGGCGTGTCCCTTCCGGAGGCGTCCAAGATTGTCAAGGCGGAGAATATGTATTAGACTTAAAGGTTCTTAACTAACAATATATAGAATGGACTACGCAAACGGCAAGGTATATCGCATCAGACTTGGAGACCATTATTATGTGGGAAGCACTACGATGTCTCTGGACAAACGCTTACAGTGTCATCGGTATATGGCGAAGAAACATCCGCATCTCAAGGTCTATACAAAGGCAATTGAGATAGGGTGGGCAAATGCTGTTATAGAACTCATAGAGGATTATGCGTGTGCGGATTTGAAAGAACTTTTACACCGTGAAAATACGCATATCAACCTCTCCGACCCTTTGTGTTTGAATGCTCGTCCGGCACTCCTATCAGATATGGAACGCAAGGCGAATAATGAGGCATACAATGCGAAATGGCGTGAAGAGAACAAAGACCATTGCCGAGCATATGCTATTGAGTATAAGGCGTCTCGTCCGGCACTCACAGATGAGGAGAAGCAGAAACGCAAGGACTATCAAAGAGAGTATATGCGGAAGAGAAGGGCAATAATATCCTCTGATTAGATTAGCAATGGAGAACACCGATAAAAAAGATGATAAGAAGGTTGAACCGCCAAAGGTTGTCCGACCGAAGCGACAATACATCAAGAAGAAGGACAGATTGAAAGGGATAATCATAAAGGAAGGACCAGTGATTGTCAAGTTTGATTAGTTTTTATATGTTTGTATCTGATATACACGATGCCTATCGGATACAACCCTTCAGAAACCGGTGATACACAACTGACCTTCCCATCGGTCGCCGACAAGAGACGCACATTGGGTGCGAAGTATCTTCTTGCTGGACGCTCTCAACTGCCGGACATCCAGATGGGTGGAGACCAATATGGATGGGGCAACGACGCACGGCATATGGCGAATGCGAAGGTGGAAAGCACCATCTCTGCCTATCCCAAATTCAACCGCACTCCTCGCCACCGTATTGTGCCTACAGCATCAATTCAGTTTCCGGTCTTTGCCTCAAAGGACGAGAGCAACGGTGCGTTGGAGCGGATGCTTCGTGGTCAAGTCCAAGCACCGATGGGCGTTCGTGGCGGTGGGTCTATCGGCAATCTGACAACGCCAGAGGGACAGCGGTATGCTCGGAAAATCCTTGACCGCCGAGCCGCCGAACTCACTGCTCTCCGTGAGCAGACCGATACGGCACCGGTCTCTACCGAGAGGGAACTGACAGAAGTGGAGGCGAAGAAGACTGCTCTCTCGCTGGAGTTTGCCGAACTCATTGATGAGATTGATGCCGGTGTCGTGGAACGCAATACCGCACGAGCAATTGCTGATTGGTCTATGAAGTTCTTGAGGGAACTCGCCTACTATGACCGCACAGATGTCAAGACACTGACGGATTACCACAACCAACTGGATAGCATTGCCGACCGCACCATTGAAGTCCTCGCCGACCGCACCCAACGCACACGCAACTATGGCAATCCAGAGACCGACAAGTTCAAGTCCCTTGCTCAACTCATTGCCGAGTGGTCAAAGAAGACAGCGGACATCATTACAAAGTATATGGGATACATTGATTACAGTCTGAAAGACCGTCTTGCTGTTGTCCGACAACTTCTCAAAGAGAGGGGTCTTGCTGGGGTTGCCAAGAACATCGTAAAGGTGCCGACAGTAGAGGAGGTTGCCAATGAGGATGCTCAAGAGGCAAGGGATGACCCTTTTGGGTATGCTCCCCAAGAACCGGCACCGCAACTGGGACCACCGGTTCCGGATGTGGGCGACGGTGCGGAAATCGGTGTGGAACTGCCGGATGAACTCCCTCGTTCGGCTGCGGAAGTCTCTGCTCGTATCCGTGAGGGCGTCGCTCAAGGTCTCTCGTCATCGGATGCCCTACAGCACATCATCAACAAATGGAATGAACACTTTGCTGTGCCATATCAACCCAGTCCCAACTCACTGCTCCGCAACCGGAAGGCGACACTCGTCCAGCGTATCAACACTGAACTTGCTCGTCGTGGTCTTGAGCGTGGTCGCCGTCAGTAATGCTACAGCAGTGTTTATGATATGATGAAAATCGGTTTAAAGGTGGAGTGATAAGGTAGAGTAGAACAAGATGGACGCCAACTGGATTGCCTCAATGGTTGCGAACGAGTGCTTTGTGCGTGTGCCGTGCGGTGCGGTTGCCCCAGTCAAGGGCGACATCCTCATCAAGCGTGTGGCGATTGACGGATTACCGGCGACTGCGGTGCTTGTGAAGGGTGTGTATCCCAACACTGGTCAGATTGCCATTGCGAGACTGGAGAAAATCGGTCTTCGGTTTTACTGGGCGGATAGGGGTCGCATTCGTGGTGGTATTGAGAATGGGCAGTGGCGTTGCGTCTATAACAAGAAGATGGAACCGAAACCGCTCCCCAATGCTCCAGTGCCTCATACGCAGAAGGTGCGTGAAGTGCCACCGCACATCGTGAGCATCGTCAAAGACCAGTATGAGACGCTCAACCTCTTCTACGGTCAGAAGTATGAGTGTCCAATCTGTATGGACGAAATCTTCGGTAGCGACCTCCACATCACCAAGTGCGGACACTTCTTTTGTAAGGGATGTATCGCCGGTCTGCCACCGCAGTGGGAACGCACGGATGGATGCCCCTCTTGCCGAGCAAGGGCGTAGATGTAGGGCGATGTAGCATTTTCCGCAGACTTTCACTATAGGAACCAAACAATTTAGGGCAAGACGCAAACTCTGCGATTTACCCTACATTGACCTACATTGGATTGCTTAATAATATAACCTCTTCATATAGGAGATGGACTTGACCGAAACAAGGAGATTGCCTACTGACTATGGGTCTGATGTAGTAAGCGTCCTACGCAAGATGTCCTTCACCAACTTGCTACACTTCAAACTGATGGGCAGTGCGTCGCTCAAGGAGCAACACTTTGCCGGAGACTACGATGCCTACGAGCGTGTGCCTATCAAGAGCATCGCTACCGCAGTCAAGCAGTTCCAACACATCGTCCGGTCTCTGATGGAAACGCCCTTGACCTACATCGGCGACATCAAGAGCGGTGAGGTGTCAGAGTGGAAGGTCTTCGGCGACGAGGAGACTTACAATGCGGTGCGGATTAGGAAGAAGGTGGATGCTCTGCGTCAGAAACGCATCATCACCGAGCAAGAGCATAGGGATGCCCTTGCGATGCTCGTGCCGAAACCCACTGCGTATCAAGAACTGGAGATACGCCGAGACCTTCGCTTCCACATTGTCCGCTGGACTGCGAAGGAGGTCTTGAAGGGGTCAAAGGTGCTACACGACCGACGCATCTACACCCTTGCCGACGCCTTCAAGTCGCCCACCATTACAAAGTTGGATGTCATCTCGTGGGTCGCCGGTAATCGCTTCACGGACTTCAGTTGTATCTATGAATTCGTGCTGAATGGCAAGGTTCTCAATAGGGGTATCAAGGATGTAGAACAAGCACTGAAGGAGAACATCCTACAACTCTATCACGACAAGAACTACTTCAAGATGGCAAAGCGTATGTTCGCCCTTGCGAAGTTCAAGGGTTCCTATCCTCTTTTGACAGCACTGACACCGCTGTTCAATGGGGACTTGGGTCGCCTCTATATGGTCTATGGCGACTTGGGAACACTGGAGTATATGATGGAGAACTATCACCATCTGCCCCAAGAGAAGATTAAGTTTGAGATTGACCAGTTCAAGAACCGCTTGGGTTCCATCGCCCTACCCAAGTCCGACGAGGTCAGCGATATCATTGACAAACTGCTCCATCTCCACCACTACACCGAGAACTCCGCCCAGATGCTCCGCCTCATCCGGCAACTTAAAGAACGCATAGAGAAAGTGCTGTCTGAACAATCTTACGAGTATCTGAATGGGATTAAATTACTTCCACCACCTATGAGTTTCTTACCGCCGAAATAGACCGCTGATTTCATCCATTAAAAAACTTGGGGTTGTATATACGATGCCATCGCTCTCCTTTGAAGAGGATAAGGAAGCACGACCCATTGCTATTGTCAAGGGTGGCGACTATGACGGTGAAATCCTCTATCTCCACGAGGATGAGAAGAAGAGCAAGAAGGGACGCAACACCGAAGTGTCTGCCGTCCGGTATGAGAAGGACTTGAAGCATCTCAAACCGGTTCAGAGGGTCGCCGTCTTCAACCGTATCCAAGACGGCATTCGCAAGGGCGACGAGGACTTGCTCGGTGAGGATGAGATTGTCAAGACGCTCTACAAGAAGATTAAGAAGGACCAAGAGCGTGATACGACTATCAACCTACCGGACGACAGCACCTTTGCCCTCATTCCGTCGCCAGACCCCAAGAAGAGAGAAGTCTGGTATATCGCTGGAGCTTCCGGCAGTGGAAAATCATATGTCGCACGGCAACTTGCCGAAGGATATAAGAAGTTGTTCAGCGGTCGCCAGATATACCTCATTAGCAAGTTGAATGAGGATAGCACTCTGGACACTATGAAGATTGGCAAACCGAAACGCATCAATGTCCAGACCCTTGTGGAGGACTATCCGTCGTTGGACGAGTTCAAGGATTGTATGGTCATCTTTGACGACTACGATACCTTCACTGGACCGGAAGGCAAGGCGGTTCAGACACTGATTGATGATTTGGCAATTCAAGGTCGCCACAGCAACACGACTATGCTGTGTCTGACCCACTACATCACCAACTACAAGAAGACACGCCTATTGCTCAACGAAGCAACCCACTTCGTCATCTACCCTCAAGCGACATCCTACCACGCTCTCAAGTATCTCTTGACCACCCACATTGGAATGGACGCAGAGGAAGTCAAACGCCTACGGAAACTCGGTCGCTGGATTTGCGTCGCCAAGAACTTCCCTCAATATCTCATTAGTCAGCATTTCGCAAAGGTGCTTCACCAAGAATGAGACTGATTAATTTAGAAGCAGTATATATACAATGGCAACATCCACACTTGCGGAAATCCAGACTGGACACGAACTGGGTCTCGCCTATCTCTCCGACATCCCAGCGGTGGCGGATACCATCGCTCAAGGTGCGAACATCGTCATTACGACTGCTGGAACGGTCAAGACTATCAATGCCACCGTGCCTATCCAGACCATCACCAATGGTCAGAACATCACCGTCTCCTATGACCCAGTGCTGTTCAAGGAGACTATCACTGGCGTCAGTGGATATACCGTAAGTGCGACAAATGCTCTTTCAACTGG